GCCTGTCACGGTAGAACTACCCGACAACGGTCAGTACAAGAAAGAAACGTTCACGGCCATCTTCAAAAAAGTTGGTCGTGCATCGTTTGAAGATCTTGATGACGCAGCCACGGAAAGTTTGATCTTTGATGTCCTGCTTGGCTGGGAAGACATTACTGATGAAGACGGCAAGCCAATCCCGTTTTCTGACGACTTTAAAACTGAGTTGCTTGACGACACCTACTTTTTGCGTGGTGTGATGGCTGGTTATCTTGACAGCCTGCAAGGCGCACCAGCAAAAAACTAGAGGCCGCAGCCCAGCACTGGGCAAAAGGCGGCGTTGTTGACGAGCGAGAAGATGATCTCAAGGCTCTAGGGGCTTCTGCAGAAACTATTGCTGCAGCAGCTCTTGAGCCTGTTGAGGTTGATTTTGAGGTGTGGGAAGAGAACTGGGAAACGGTACAGATGTTCATGCGCATGCAGACCCAATGGCGTGTCGGCATGAGTGGGCCGGTTGGTCTTGACTATGCACCGCTGGAATGGCTTTGTAGAATTTACAAAGTAGAAGACCCTGCACTTGTTTTTACAGGCTTGCAGGTGATGGAGTACACGGCTCTGTCCTGTTTCAACGCTAAGAAGACCTGATGGCTGCTGTCACTACCGAGCTGAAGGTTCTTGTCAAAGCCGTTGGCAAGGGAGAAGTTGACAAGCTTTCAAAGTCGCTAACTGACCTTGGGAAGAAGGCAGCAGAGCCTGCAAATAAGCAATTCAGAGAATTATCTCTTGAGCTAAAAAAGCTGCAGAGGAATAGCACCCAAAGCATTGCCAACTTGCGTGGCTACAGAAATGCTTGGCGCGATATTTCTGAGCAGGTACAGATTGGCAGTCGTGAATTTGAGGTCGCCAGACGCAACGCAGAGCGACTGGATGCACAGCTACAAAAGACTCGTGCGTCTCAGGCCAAGGGTGGCCTTTTAGGGCGCATTGGAGGCCTGCGCGGAGCTGCTAGAGGGGTTGGTGCTATTGCTGCTGGTGGCGTTTTTGGTGGCTTTGAGGGCGCTGCTGGCGCAGGTATTGGCCTTGCTGTTGGTGGTGCTCCGGGTGCTGCTGTTGGCGCTGCTATTGGCGCACAAGTCGGTGGTGTCAGGCAGGCACTTGGCGGGACTGCTGAGTATGCGGCCAATCTTGACAAGCTGCGCATTGCCCTGAAAGGCGTTACGACAAGCCAAGAGGAGTATCAGCAGGGACTTGATTTCGTTCAGGAAAGCACTGAGCGTTTCGCGATTCCGCAAGAGGTCCTGACCCGTCAGTTCACAAAGCTGCAGGCATCTGTGCAGGGTGCAGGCGGAAACCTGAATGACACAGAGACTGCATTTAAGGGGATTGTTGCTGCCGTTAGAGCAACTGGCGGATCGCTCAGCGATGTAGACGCAGCCCTGACAGCTACCGCTCAGGTCTTCAGTAAAGGCAAGGTATCTGCAGAAGAACTCAGGCAGCAAATTGGTGAGCGCCTGCCTGGTGCGTTTACTCTGTTCGCAGAGTCAATGGGCATTACACCCGCCGAGCTAGATAAGGCGCTTGAGCAGGGCAAGGTAAGCCTGCAAGACTTCCAAGGTTTTGCGGAGGCAATTTTTGATCGTTACGGCAAAAACGCTGAGCTGATTGCTAAGAGCCCGAAGGCTGCTGGTGATCAACTCAGGGTCCAGCTAGAGCGACTGCAGGAAAGCGTTGGCCGACTGCTGCAACCCATTGGCGCTTTCTTCCAGAAAGTGTTTGGAGCAATTGTTCGTGACATCACAAGGGCAACAAATGCATTGGCTCGTTTCCTGAACCTTTCGTTTGACCCAGCGAAGCTGGAAGCAGCTCAAGCTACTTTTGCTCGTGCTCAGGCGGTGCTGGATGACCCTACCTCCTCGCAAGCGGCTAGATCGCGAGCAATCTCACGGAGAGAACGAGCACGCAAAACTATTCAAATGCAAGAGCGTTTTAGAGACGCTGCTGATATTGACGTTCAACAACCCGGAGAGGGTGGCGGACTCGCGGGTATTCAAGATTTGTCAGGCACGGGCGTAAAAATCAAAGAGACAAGCGAGGCAATACTCAAGCTTGACAACCAAAGACTGGCTGCGATCAAAGACAACAATAAAGAGATGGCTGCTCACTTTGTCATGCAGATTGAGCAGCAACAAGCGACTGAAAAATTCAATGCTGGCAAAATTGATGACAATACAAGGCAGTTAGCATTCAACGCCGCAGAAGAGAAATTTATCAAAACAATGCTGCGCCTTAGAAAGGAGGCAAAAAATGGAGAGGTTGAAATTGCCAAAGAGCTGACAAAGCAAGAGCAGCTTTTCTTGAGCATTAAAGAAACAGTCGCAGGTGGCTTGACTAATGCAATCAACGGCTTGATTGACGGGACAAAGTCATTGAGTGAATCACTTGCAGGCATCCTCCGTCAGCTTGCAAGCCTTGCTATCTCGTTTGGCGTCAAGTCAATCCTTGGTCTTGCTGATGGCGGTGTCTTGCAGCAAGGCCGAGTGATGCCTTACGCACGAGGCGGTGTCGTCAATCGTCCTACCTTGTTCCCCATGGCAAACGGTATGGGGCTGATGGGTGAGGCTGGCCCAGAAGCAATCATGCCGTTGCGTCGTGGCCCATCCGGCAAGCTTGGTGTTGAGGCAAGTGGCAATGGAATGGGTAGCGTGGTTGTGAACGTTGACGCCTCAGGCTCCAGCGTGCAAGGTGATTCCAATCAGGCCAAGCAACTTGGCAACTCTATTGCTGCTGCTATTCAGGCTGAACTAATCAAACAACGTCGTCCTGGAGGCTTGCTTCGCTAATGGCTACTTTTGATGACTCCACAGTCGGCACAAGCACAGGTGGCACTACGCCTGATTTTGGTGCTGTCAAAAAGAGCAACCCTAAGATCCGTCTCGTCAAGTTTGGTGATGGGTACGAGCAACGCTTGAGATATGGCGAGGATCAAAATTTGAAGGAATGGAACCTCAAGTGGACCGCTAAGGACAACACTGACGCTGATGCCATTGAGGCATTCCTTGATGCTCGCGCTGATGATGCTGCGTCATTTGACTGGAGCCCAATCGGTGATAGTGAGACCTACAAATGGGTCGTGACAAGTTGGGCCAGAACTTTTAACTACTCTGGGGTCAACGAGATTACGGCAACGTTCCGGCAGGTAGTTGAGCCATGAGCCTAGTTTTTCAAGAGCTACTCAACAGCAGCCCGTTTGCAATCATTGAGCTGTTTGAGATTGAGCTGTTTCAAGATATTCACGGCAGCACCGAGAAGTATCGTTTTTATAGCGGGACAAATTTTCAAGACGCACCTGGCAATATTGTTTTTGATTCTCAGGAGTACTTCGCACTTCCTGTTGAGGCTGATGGCTTTGAGTACAAAGGCGATGGTACGTTGCCTCGCCCAACGCTGCGCTTTGCAAACGTCAATGCGTACATGACATCAATCTTGTTGGCGATCAATGTAGTCAACCCACACAACGATTTGAACGGAGCAAGGGTTAAGCGCACTCGTACGTTGACAAGATTTTTAGACGCTGTGAATTGGCAAAATGGCGTCAACCCTTATGGCAATCCTGATCCTGGCTCCAAGATGCCAGACGATATTTACTACATTGATCGCAAGACACAAGAGACTAGGCAGCTAGTTGAGTTTGAGCTGTCGTCGTCGTTTGATTTGGCGAATGTTTCCGCGCCTAAAAGGCAGGCAATGCAGAATCTTTGCCAGTGGAAATACAAAAGCAAGGAATGCGGTTACTCAGGTGATGATGAATTCACGGCGACTGGTGTTTCTATCACGCGTGTAGCTGCAACAAACTTCGCGTTTTCAAGTGGGCAAAATATTTTGTCTGCTGGCAGCACCTTGCAAGAAGGCAGTGAGCTTGTGTCTAGCAACGGCTGGTTTCGGATGCACGTTGAAAGAGATGGAGCACTTAATATTTTTATTAAGAACGACCCCACAGGGGCTAACAACGGTCCCTATTGGCGTGTAGCTGGAATACATGACGGGGATAACTATTCCCTTGTCATGCAGAACGATGGCAATCTTGTTTTGTACAACGACAAGTATGCCAAAACCGACTACCCGCAATCGGTTACTTGGTCTCCACAGGTTGAAAGAGTTGCAACCGCATCTGGAGCCTCTTTATATCAGCCAGATGGCAACACTCAGTTTTACCCAGATGATGTAAGCAAAGGACGCAGTGCAGCGTTGGGGTATGAGCTAGTAGGAAGTCAGCCTAGTGCAAGCGATGTTGGCACGACAACTACAGCGCAAAAAACATTTAGCGATACGCACCCAATACTTGGAGTGAGGACTATAACTGTCACTTTTACGTTGCAAGCTAATGCGCTCCCTGATACTCACTATTCAGGTGCAGCTCGTGCTTGGAATGGCTTCAATAGTGTTGCTTTTAATTCAGCTACAGGGTTTTTCAGGAGTGGTGAGACCTTCATTGCAAGTGTTGATGTTTCAAGCGACAACCCATTTAGGAATAATCATCCTGAAAAGGGTACGTTGACAGAAACTGGCGTCTATTTAGACGTTCAAACAGCAGCTTTCACGGGTAAGCAATTGCGATTGAAGGACGATGGGGTTTTGGTTGTTGAGGACACTGATGGTTCTGATGTGACATACAGCTCAGGTACGTCGCCTGTGACCAGTGAGCCTTACATCCAAGAAGGCACTGACATCCCAATTCAAGTTGCAGGTGTTTGCGGCAAGCGGATTAGTGACTGCAAGCTGCGCTTCCCAAATGGTGACGCCCACGGCGGTTTGCCTTTTGGTTCGTTCCCTGCTCTTGGAGATAGCGTCTGATGTTGGTGCATTGGCAGGACGATGCAAGGAAGTGGGGCATTTCCGATGTGCCTCGTGAGGCCTGCGGTCTTGTTGTTGTGATAGATGGGGTTGAAACTTACGCACCTTGCAAAAACCTCGCAGAAGAGGAGGACTTTTTCGTCTTAGATCCAGTTGATTACGCAAGCGCAGAAGACACAGGCATAGTCGTTGCTGTCGTACATAGCCATGTCAAGGGGCCATCAACTCCAAGTGATCATGACATCACGGCCTGCAATCAGACTGGTTTGACTTGGTGGATTTACAGCGTGCAAGATGACACATGGACTTGTCTAGAACCAAAGCATGAACAAGAAGTTGAGGGGCGATAGAATCAACTGAGCTGGGCGTTTGCTGAGATGCTGCGGACGATCAAGATTTACGGGCATCTCGCAAAGCACACAGGCAAGCGTGTGTTCAAGGCTTTGGCTAGAACGCCTGCTGAAGCAGTGAAGTTTTTGTTGTGCAACTATCCGTCGTTGCGTGGCGTGATGCAGCAGGGTCATTATCAGGTGCTTGTTGGGTCATTGGATTTGCAAGGCGCTACTGGCAATTTGCACTTGCCAACTGGTTCTGACGACGAGATTCGGATCGTGCCAGTTATCAGTGGGGCAGGAGGATTTTGGTCAAGTTTGGGCAAATTTTTTCTAGGTGCAGCTTTGGTCACTGCCGCTTTCTTTATGCCAGGGACTGCTCTTACTATTGGAGCTTCTAGTTTCAGCCTTGGTGGTGTTGCTGCATTGAGCGTTGGTAGCGCATT